CCGCTAGTTCTGCACTTATTGGTAAAAACATAATTATTAATGGCAGTCACGAAGTAGCTCAACGAACTGCTGCGGTGACAGGTATGGGTGCTTCCAATGGCTACACTCAAGTTGATATGTGGCATATAATATCTTCAGGAACTGCCGGTCGAGTAACAGGAAGTCAAGTAGCTGGTCCTCTTGCTGCAACAGGCCACGCCAAAGCTGTAAAAATTGACGTAACTACTGCCGATAGCAGCGTGGCAAGTGGTGATATTATGTCGCTTAGAACTTCTGTCGAAGCGCAAAATCTTCAACAGCTACAGTGGGGAGTTGCAACAGCAAAATCTGTAACTGTATCTTTTTGGATGAAAAGTCCCAAATCAGGCACGCATTGTGTATCTATTTACCAAGAAGATGACGGACGATTTTTTATTAAAGAATTTACCATTGCATCTGCTGATACCTATGAATACTTTGCTATAACATTTCCGGGCGATACGGGTGGTACTATTGACACAAATAATGGAGCTGGCATTCGCATTGATTGGCCTTTAATTTGTGGCTCGGGCGAAGCTGGATCAGCAGGTGCGTGGACTTCTGGAGGTAAATTTGCAACTAGTAATCAACAAAATTTGCTCGACAACACATCTAACAATGTTGAGTTGGCAGGAGTTCAATTAGAACTAGGCACGGTTGCCACTGACTTTGAGCATGAGCCGTTTAGTGTGACGTTGGAAAAGTGTCAGCGATACTTTGAAAGGCTCGACTTTAGTTTTGCCGATGGCGAACCAATAGGGTATGGCGTTGCTGCCAGTACATCAAGTTTTCTTGCTGGCGTTCCCTTTCGTGTGGCTAAAAGAGCCGCCCCAACATTGAGTTCTTCGGCAACAGCAACGTATGATGTTCTTTATGCAGGAGGCGCAACGGCTGAAGTTGGAGCCATAAACTCTCTTACATCGGGTCAGTACCACTTACAATTTGTAGGAACTAGTGTTGCGGGTAGCCCTCTTACAGATGGCTTTGCTCTTATTCTACGTAGGGATGGAACTGACGCAACTTTTATTGACATTTCGGCAGAACTTTAATAGTAGGAATTGAACAATGGCATTAACAAACATTAAATATGTTAACGCAGAAAAGACAACAATTTCTGCAACTCAGAATGGCGATACAGTTTATATTCCTGTTTCTGCTGGTAATAAAGAGTATGACGCTATTGTTGCAGAAGAGCTTACGATTGCAGATTATGTAGCTCCTGATGAAACAATGGACAGCATTAGAGAAAAGCGCAATCAACTACTAAAAGACACAGACTGGCAAGCAGGAACCGATGTCACAATGTCCGATGCACAAACAGCATACCGAAAAAAGCTTAGGGACTTACCAGCTACAAATTCTGATCCCACTAAAATTGTCTTTCCAGACGCACCGTAGGAGTTATTAAATAATGGCAGTTTCAAAAATCGGTCCTACTGGTCTTTTAAATCCTCAAGTAGGTAAAAATTTAGTAGATAATGGCGGCATGAAAATATCACAACGCGGGACGATAACCGGGCAGGGTGGAGTTACCAACACTTATACGGCTATAGATCGGTGGAAAATACGTGAAGAAGGGCCGGGTACTGCTCGCTTTACAACGTCACAAGACACACTAAGCGAAGCTAATTCTGGTCTAGCCAGAGGCTGCCGCACCGCTTTAAAAGTAGATTGCACGACTGCCGAAGCAGGGGTTGCTGCTGGAGAGTTTGTAGGCATCTGCCATTCCCTAGAGGCCCAAAACCTGCAAATGCTTGAATATGAAAACCCAGCGGCTAAGTCTATGGTCTTATCCTTTACGGTTTCATCACCCAAATCTGGCACTCACTGTGTCGCTTTACTGCAATCGGACGACAACCGGCATTACATAGCGGAATTTACTGTTACATCGGCGGACACCTTTGAGCATTTTTCAATGGTTATACCGGGCGATCCTGACGGCAGTATTGACAACGACACTGGAGAGGGAATGAGAATTACATTTCCTTTAACTGCCGGTACAAACTTTCACGGAACAGCAGGAAGCTGGCAAGGCGGGGAAGAATACGCAACTTCAAACCAGCAGAATTTAATGGACAACACCGCAAATAATTTTCTTTTGTCGGCTGTTCAGCTTGAGGTAGGCACGCTTGTTTCTGACTTTGAGCATGAGCATATCAAGACGACGTTGGCAAAGTGTCAGAGGTATTTCTGGCAGCAAGCGTTTCCAAACGACAAGTATATTGCCACCGCCTACATTGTAAGCACAACAGTCGCTACTGGTCCGTATGCGTTTCCGGTTACAATGCGAGCTGTTCCAACGGGCGGTGTTTTTGGCACAACTCTTTTTGAACTAGATCACGCTGGAACGGAAACACAATCGAGCAACATGACGTTTGCAGGAAACACGGAGTCTACTGGTGCGCTGGTGATGACAGTTAGCAGCGGTCTTACCGCCGGTCAGGCCGGAGTAATACAGGGCGGAACAGCAGGTAATGCCGGATTAACAGCCAGCGCGGAGTTGTAATAATGACAACGTATACATACCAAAATTCTAACAAATCTTCTATTTTAATGACGAGAGATGATGGCACAACCGGAGGTTTTGCAAACCCTTCTGTAGGCAACACCGACTACGAAAAAATGATTGAAGATGACATTACACCAACCGATTACGTTGCACCCGATGCAACAATGGCTAGTATCAGAGGCGAACGCAACCAACTACTAAAAAACACCGACTGGCAAGGCATGAGCGACGTAACAATGTCTGACGCACAAACAGCATACAGGAAAAAGCTTAGGGACTTGCCAGCTACAAACGCTGATCCTACTAAGATTGTATTTCCAGATGCACCGTAACACAACAGGGAATTAAATATGCCTTATATCGGAAATGACATTCAATTTGGTGAGCTAACCAGTCAGACGTTTACTGGGGATGGTTCGACTGTTGCATTTACTATGGGCTACACTGTAGCTAACACCACATCTATCTTGGTGACTTCTGGTAATGTAGTTCAAGAACCAACCACAGCTTATACTGTTGCTGGAACGACACTCACGTTTACCTCTGCACCAGAAGATGGTGACACAATTCATGTAAGGTTTTTAGGTCGTGTTGTTGATGTTGCAAATGCAGCCATTCTTCAGGACAGCGATCAGGATACTAAGATACAGGTTGAAGAGAGTGCCGATGAGGATACGATTAGGTTTGATATAGCTGGTGCAGAAGACTTTACAATGACAGCAAACGATTTTACTGCGTTGTCAGGATCAACTATTTCTACTAATACTATTGCAGAAACAACTGCTGATACTGGCGTTACTATTGATGGTCTTTTAGTTAAAGATGGCGATATTTCGGCAACATCTGAACTTACAGTAAATGAGGCTGGTGCAGATGTTGATTTCCGAATTGAGAGCGACACGAATACCAACGCCTTCCACGTTGATTCAGGTAGGTTTAGTGGTGTCGGCTCTGTAGGTATAGGCCGTGCGGCTGACGCTACCGTAGACGTATTGATTGGCAACCAAGCGGTAACCGCTGGTGGGAACGCCTCGCATTATCGCTTGCGTGTTGTGCCGGAGGGTGCGGTGACAATACCGTCTGGAACGGCGGCAGAAGTCGCTACACTTTCAGTGTTTGAGCCAAACATCACTGCGACAGGTACAGTAACTACGGCAGCATCGCTTTGGGTACACAGCGCTCCGACAGAAGCGACTAATAATTTTGCGCTTTATGTGGATGACGGTTTGTCAAAGTTTGACGGCGCTGTTGTGGCCGCAGGAGGTGTTCACCTCGGTGTAACCTCAGCAGTTGCTGCCAACCTGCTCGATGATTACGAGGAAGGAACTTATACTGCAACGCTGACTAATGCGTCTAGTGGCAGCTACACTGTTACCGCAGCGCAAAATACACTTGCGTATACAAAAGTAGGTCGCCTAGTTAGTATTGTTGGGCGGATTGCTGTTGAAGCAGAAAGTTCTCCCAGCGGACAATTAATACTGAACCTTCCTTTTGCAGTAGCCAACACGCTTGAATATTCTGACTCTTATTATAGTAACTCTTGTGTGTTTGATAATCATGCAGACAGTGACACTAATGCGAATATTGTAGGGTATGTGCAGGGCGGTGCTGCCACTGTAATATTCTATCAGATTACTCATGGTACAGGTGCAACCGGTGGCCTTGATCAAACTGATCTTGATGCTGCGT